AGCTGGTGGGCTAGCTAGTTGTTGGGAAACCTTAAGCGGAGTCATCGCTGTATCGTCGTTAGTAGCAGCCTCTGCTTGCGCTTGTGTAGAAAGCTTACCAACTCCCTTTGTTGACTCACTCCAGTCATTAACCCCAGCAAGAGCCACGGCGGCGACTCCAGCCGGACTTGTCGCCAAATCGGCCCTAGTTCCCGCAGTTGTTTCTGCTACTGTTGCTATACGAACCTTTCCTTTAACTGTAGTGGATGCGTCCGAAACTCCAAGATAATCTAGTGGATCTTTAGCCATGATCTTCTCCTGATAATGGTTTTCACTGAACAATAAACATTAACATGTTATTCGACAACAACCTTGTGGTTTTATGCCTATTCGTATATAGTTGAAATTCCTGCAACACACGTTTACGCGATGTTTTCCATGAAAACCTGCAAAGGCTGCAATAAAGTTCTTAATAACAAATCACGAAGTTGGTGTTCCACTGAATGCCAGAAAAAACACTATAAACCTCCAGAGATAAAACTGCTGTGTCAGGAGTGTGGAACATCCTATATTGTCCGCGCATGTCGAAAAAATATAAGTAAATTTTGTTCGCATAAATGCGTTGGAGTTTCTTCCATGCGTAATAGACTAAAATCGCATGTACCTAAACGCGTGATCTTATCATGCGAACAATGTGGTAAAGAATATTCAAAAACCCCATCCATGGCCGGTCGTTCTAGATTTTGCTCTCGTCGATGTCAAGGAATATATACCTGTTCAAAACGAACTGGAAGCAATAATCCAAATTATAAATCAGGAATAAAATCCTTCAGAGAGCGAGCTATTGAGTGCTTTGGTGAAAAATGTCGGATTTGTAAATCTGTTTTTGACATAGAAATTCACCACATAAATGCTGATAGATCAAATAATGAATTGGATAACTTAGTTCCATTATGTGTTTCTTGTCATCAAATGGTCCATAAAGTAGCAAACAAGGGTTTCAAATTTATTACGTTTCTTGATGAATGTCCTAGCGATGATATATATCATGCGTATGTATTACCTCTAATTCATTCAAAACTTGCTAAACATAAATCTCGACAATCAAAGGAGAACTAAATGGATTGGCTAGGTATCTTTGCGCTGTTCATGGCTAACGCTGGACTTATCCTTTGGATGCGATCTGAATCTAGAGCAGATATCCGTCACATGGATTCAAAGTTAGAGGCGAATAGGGATCTCGTAAATGCTATTCATATGGAAATGAAAGACTTCCATAACAAACTGTACTCTATTGAAGAACGGAGATTAAAATGATATTCACTGGAATGATAGTCGGAGCCATCGTTGGTGGCATTATTCAATATTTAATGAGGGATGATGAATCTGATTATAATTATTGATTACTCAAACTCTATTGTCTCGTAAGGATCCTCATCAAAGCTTCGCTTTAACCCATTATCTAAACGTCTCATAGATTTTGCAAATGCCGCTGAATTTTCTTTTAATGCCGCTTTAGTAGCATCCATATAATATTTCTTCAGTTCTGGACTCTGGGCAATTCTTTTGAGCACTTCTGCTGTATAAGCAGTTGCAGCCACACCACCTGCTCCAGCCAAAGCTGTTCCAGTAGCAGTTGTTCCTAATAGAGCACTTCCTCCACCTAATGCTGATCCCGCGTAAATATAGTCCTTTGGTTTCACGTTTTTCCGAACCCAATTACCTATACGTCTGGATGTCTCTGTTGCAGCATATGCCTGATTTGCCGCCTTCCACTTATCTAGAAATGCCTTGTTCTGCGCTCCGTATTCTTTTGTTGTCTCGTGCAAGGCATTTCGAACGTTATACAGCTGATTCTGGCTTCGTTTAAGTTCACCAAGACCAAAAATAGATTCGTTCGTGCTCTTGGTTAATTCTACTACCTCATCAACAGGGATCATACCGCCTTGAATTTTGTCCCTTATGGCATTGATCTTTTGAAATACAGGTGCTTTTGACGCGTCTAGCGGATCTCCTTTACGAATGATCGCCTCTATCTCATTCAGTCTTTTTGACAAATTCGTTGCTGAGACTTCTGCTCCCTGAGGAATAGCTGTTTCCATGTCATTGTAAAGGTTTCGAATATGCTGACGGAGGCCACCTTTTCCAATAAATCCACTTGCTATTAGCAAGCCCATTTTCGTTGCTCCCGCATATCCTTCTCCACCAAACGCATTAGCTATTTCGGCCCCAGAGTTTGCTAATACTGATGTACCCAACGCCCTAGCAAAAGGAACTTTCCCTTTCACAGGAAGAGCTAGAACCGCAAAATCTTCTGTCACTGCATCGCCGAATTCTTCCCATTTGGTTTGTGGTTCGAGAAATTCTCCGGTTGCTGCTTGTGTGAGTTCTCTTAATTGCGATGATGTTGGTAAATTCAACCCAGCCACCGTCGGATCTCCTTCTACCATTCTTCTCCATGTTGGTAGTTCCTCTCCAGCAAAATACTCTGGAATTCCAATGGCTATGCTATTGAAAAGCTCTACAATATCGCCAGGAAGACCAGCTATTGCTTCGCCAGCTCGTGCTACAGTACGTCCTACATGGCGTCGGCCTTCTTCTATGCCTAGAATTCCAAAAGCACCCGCTTCTGCTGCCTTTTTTAAAAAACCACGATCCTCTTGCTTTGGCGCTTCATCCATTTCATCATAGTATTCTACGCCAAGTTCTTGTTCGAGTGATGATGTCATAAAATCCGATATCCTCCAGCCGTTGCTTTTTCTTCTTGATCTCTCCAGATATAAACTATTCGTCCATCTGGACTTTGAGCCACAATTTTACCTTCTGGAGCTTTGGATCTCGCATCAAATATGTCTTGTGCCATAGACGCATCGCGAACCTTTTGCTTTAGAGCCTCTTCTTTAGGTGCCCTGAGTTGCTCTGCTATTTGTTCCGCCTTTTGGATATCGATGCCACGTAGGCCGTAGTTGTCATACACCTCTTTAAGACTGTCGTAGTAGAGGCGATCTAAATCATTCATCGCATTCATTTGAGCGATAATCGCACGACGACCCTCTGCTGAGTTGGCTAGAGTTGGTAGTCGTCTCAGGAAGGCTCCGAGTTCAAAGTTTGTGACTCTTGCACCGAACGTATCCTTCGCTTTCACAGTAAAGTCATTGATAGTTTTGACGAATGCTTGTGTCTCTGCATTTGCTAGCGCTGGGAACCGAATATCTCCTGTTTTCCAGTTGATATTTAGCCGTTCCAAACCTTCCGGCAACCTTCCGCTATTGTTGTATCTCTCTAGCTGATCCACTCTAATAGCATCGCTTTTTAGACCTTTGATCTTTTGGGAGATCTCGTTGAATTCCTTTGCATTTGCGTTGAAGAGTTCCTTCTGCATCTGTACTTTTTCTTTGGGTACAAGACCCTCGAACATATCCACTTCAGGATAGACAAACTGTTCTTCCTCTGCCTCAACATCTGCTGGACCTCCTGGCTCAAACTCTCTAGGAGCTAGATCCTGGAGGGTTACTTTTCTGTCAGGGCCAAAGTCACCGCGTTGAAGTCTATCGATGAACATGTTAGCGAACTGAGTACGTCCACCCTGAGAAAGATTCGCATAAAGCTGCGCATAATCCCCTGCCTGATCCTGTGGAACACCAAGTCTCTGGAAAAGCCCAGCTAGTTCGTCCGGGTCATCAATCGCGAAGGCCTGTTTAGATGCTTGTTGTTGCTTGATAGCTCGATCTAGAATTCCCAATGAATCTTTCATTGGTATTCCGGCTTGAGTTGTTTTTCGGAGAAAATCTTGCTGCCCCTCTTGAGTTTGCAAATCTGCACCCTCAAGTGCTGTGTCTAATGCACTGCGCTGTTGATTCAAAAGACGATTCTGTGCTCTTTGCTCTAGACCTCTAGCTAAAGCGCTACCGGCTGTTTGGATTCCTTGTCCAATTCCTGATAAGTCTCCAATTACAATAGGCATATCATCCTCCTTATCCCATTGCTGGGGCACCGAGGTAGCCACCTGCTGCCATTCCTGCGGCTCCAATAAGCGGTCCTGCTAGCCCTTGTCGCTGTTGAATGATTGGATCAAAGGCTCTCTGGCCTAGCGCTGAGTTAAGGGCGCTGAGAGCGCCTAATTGCCCTTGTTGAGCGAGTTGCTGCTGACCCATAGCGAATTGACCAAACTGTGAGCCCAACATAGTATTCAAATCAGCTGCGGATTGCGCTAATGCTTGGTTAAGTGCACTGGAGGAGCCTGCATTAGCATCCGCAAACCGCTGCTGAATTGCTGGCATGGTCTGTTGTTCGAAGGCTAACATGGCCGGATCGATGTAGCTCTGTTGAAACAGATCCTGCATCTGTTGTTGTCCCATTCCCTGACCGCCTAATAGACTTAGGAGAGCCTGTTGTCCCGCCGGTCCCGCTCCCTCCAGAAGAGAATTCAGTGCGTTCCTCTGCTGCTTCGTCATCAACGGCGCATTCCCGGTGTGCTCCGCACTCCCCATCATCAAGTCGCCCATGGTTTTCCTCCGTATATTCCATCACTACACCCCTAGATCTCTTGAAGCCGTATCGCTCGCTATGCTTAGGGTAATTAGTGGACCAAACTATCTTTTTCAGATTACATTCTTTCGCTATTTCTTTCGCTTTTTTTGCGAGAAGCTGCACCGCTTTTCCTCTACACCAGTACTTCCTGTCCATTGAGAAAGTCTGAATGATAAGCGTCTTGCTAAGTGCTTGGATCTCACACCAAAGCATACCCACTACCTTATTTCCTTCATTCGCAATCACATAAAGAAGCGAGAAAGGATTAAGCATAGGTCCGGTAGGCCCCATCTTAGTACAAATCTGTTCTTGGTATTCATACCAGTCGTCTACCTCAAAACATCTGTCTTTCACTTGCTCAATTAGTTCCTTTGGAACATGGATTGGCGTAAATACTCTGATAAATCTGAGTTTTTCAAAATCTATTTCCTTTTCGCCCATATCTCTACGTTCTTTCTATTCCTTGGCCTATATAGCGAATATGTCCCGCTAACTGACCTGCTGTATCTAGATTAACCTCTCCCCCTGCGGCTGCTGTTGTTACTTCCCAGATATTGCAGTTCCGTGTTCCTGGTTCTGCATTGCATACTAGATAGTCGCCTGCATACGTGATGTTGCTCGCATACAGCGTGCCAAAAAAGGGTTTCTGTGAACTTTGTGCCACCAAATACGGTAGCGTGATTGCCATCGGGCTTCCTGCTGTTCCAGTATGGGCTGTCCATTGAAGGTCAAACCAGACATCGACCATTAGCCCACGTCGCAAGACCCAGCCAATCTGATGATCGTAGGTGCCTAATCCTGCTGATGCTCCAGTAGAGATAATCGTCGGTGTATACTGAGCACTAGAGATATCGTCATTGCTGCCTATCCTTCCGTTGACAGCGGTGGCTAGCTCTCCATACATCTTTTCTAGATCATAGGTTAGGTCTCTTAGATACTGGAAAAGCTTCTCTGGATCCTCAGATAATTCTTTGTTGACTGCTGGCAGGAGTATATCACTAGGAAGCGTCATATCGATCTACCTCCGACTGGCCTAAACCAAGGCATAAGCGCATGAATCCGTACTGTAGAGTCCATTTCCTGCGATGCAATCTTTATGTAGTGCTGATACCCAATTGCACCCGAATAGACCCGTTTCCATGCTTTTGTTGATGTGAAAGGTGAACGTGTGATGATACCGTTTGCCGTCCATGCCGTGAACCCAGTTGCGTCAATCTCGATGTCAAAGCGATTCTCTGGGTCTTCACTAGAAGCCACCACTGTATATGGGCCTCCGTTTAGCTCACGCATTCCCTGAAGACCGTAGATGTAGATCACGTCACCTGCTGATAGACCATGACTAGGAGAGTAAACGACAACACCATCTGTTGGTGTGGATTTAATCTGAACATCAACAACAGGACCGACTTGTCCAAGATCAGGAAGTAAATCGATTGTTTTCTTTAGATATGGATCTTCGTTATTATCTTTGTAGAAATGAATATCTAAATTCATCTCTTCGTCTGTATCGATAAATAGATCTAAATATCCAAACTGAGCTTGTTTACCCTCTGTAGTCCACGGATTCCATGCGGCTGATTGTAGTGAGAATGGAATGTTTGTTCCGTTATCGTCCTCACCGAACTCCATCTCTTTTACGACACCGGAGCGATCACCGCCTAGTAGTAGTTCCTCTCCCTTGTCGAGATGGAAAGATTGCCACGTTAGGCCATCTGTTCCAGCGCTATCCCAGTTTAGTGGTAGGTTATTTGGATTTACAGATGTGGCGCTTGCTGGAAAGTCTGACCAGAGATAGTTAAGTGAGACTCGACCATCACCTAGAACATTTAAGTCAATGTCATAGGTGGAGTAGGCTTGCGAATCTTCATCATAGATTAGAACTGCTGATGAATCGGTGTCCTCATTATCAGGATAAAGCCACCATAACCTACGCTCTGTATAGTCTCGCTTAGCAAATACCTTGCCAAACTCGTCTTTATTTACGCTGTCTGGAACAAATCCCTCTATTCTTTGGTCGATTCGTTGGGTATCTGTTCCGTCTGTTGCCATGATACCGCGAATGCCCATAGAAGCAACATAGCGGTCATAGCCAACCGATGCCATCTTACCATCTGTCGCTTTCCAGTTGTTAAGCTTTACCCAGCGGAAAGGAAGTGCTGGGTCTGCTGTTGGGGTAAATAACCAAACACTGTTGGTCATGAAGATGATGATGTTATCCTTGAGGTACTGACCACTGATGATATGATCTCCAGTAGGTGCGTCTACAAATCCACCCTTACCAGCTACATTGTCATCCCACGCATCCGTTGCATCTGGGTTCTGGATCTGTGACCAGCGTGCTCTTTGTGCAAAGACGTTTCCTCCCTCAAACGTGTGAAACAAGATGAGGCGTTGCTTGAGCGTGAAGATGAGCTTGCACCCTCTGATCTCAGTAATGCCGTTGATATTCGGGTTGTACTGGGTAGTGACTGGTGGACTTCCGCTGTTAGCCTCATAGTAGCGAATACCATCGGTTGTTCCACCTGCATTTGACTTACCATTTGTAAAATACAGCCTGTTTAGTGTTGCACTCGTTGTTCCAGAGCTAGATGCCCAGTCACTGGCTACTACAAAGTCCTCGTCACCACTAGTGAAAATATCGGAAGTATCCAGTGGCTCAATACTGCGGTTTACTCCCTGGTATAGACCCGCTCTTGCCCTATCGAACACAAGAATGTCTCTATTTCCACTACCATCTACCCAAAGATGGATGCCCATGATAGGTTCGCCTGGAAATGTAGAGACTGTTCCACCTGAAGTGTAGGGAGTGAATCCAGAAGTGTCTACATTTGTTCCTGTACTATCTTGAAGTTCAAAGGTCGTCGCTCCAACATTAGATACCAGGTACTCCTGTCCATTGACCTCTGTCATCCCGCTAACGTAGTTAATTTGGATCTTTTGACCATTGGAGAGGCTTGAAGCATCCGTCACAGTGACAACGCCTGGATCTGCTGTGGTAATAGCCCCAATCTGGAGATTGGTGTTTGTCTCCACCATCTCCGCCCATTCGATGAATCCTTTTCTTTTCTCAATAACACCATGCTTAATATGACCATTAGTGATCTGTTTGAACGCGTCTTGTGGTAGGAGCCATGGCTCCATGTCCGTATCAAGACCAGTCCCGAATGGTGCTATTAGAAAAGGTTGATAACTCATTTGCCAATCGCCTGTACATAAATTGTAAAAGCATTATTGTTTGGATTCTTTACTTGAAAGTCTGTTTTATCGAGTGTACCAGCTACAATATACACGTCGTTAACTTGGTTGCTAGTTCCAGCTAATTCACATGAAAATGTCACGTTATAACAATTAGATGGAAATTCAGTTGGAAATGTTATTGTAGTTAGCCCAGATGATACTGTACTTTTATTGATTACTGCTGTGAACCATTGAATTAAAAATCCACCAGGTAGGAAGGTTTGACCATTTGCTGCATCTGTTACCTCAGTGCTTCGTGTCAGTTGGATTCTATTTGCTGAGCTTTCTCCATCCTGATAGTAGAGCTGATTCGATCCAGATGAGTTGTTGCAATACAGCATCCCAACATCATCAATGCTGACTGGTTGCGCTGGTCCCGTACAGTCAGCGTGGTTTCTATCTAGCAGGTGGACAGACCACTGATTAAGAGCGTTTGCATACACGCCAGTATCGTTCTGCTCTATTTCGTCCCAGTTTGCCCTAATCTCTGACGGTGCACTCCGGATGATTCCATTGTCATCTGGTTTTGCTCTACTCCACGCCATTTAATACTCCTAAAACATCGGAAGCGCACGGCTAGACTCAAGATCTATGTGAGTACGCGTCAAGATGTAGTTAATTTGTTCTTTGTAGAGCAATGTTAGCTCTGCATATCGATCCATTTCCCCGTGATCACTAGCAATGCGCCTCGATGCTCCAAATGCAATAGCTGGTCCCCATTCCTCCTGTACTGGTTTATCCGTACTTAGAGTAAACGATGTCTTGTTAGATCCAGATGCTGGCTTAACAGTCAAAAGCGACCACGCCTTGATGCGAAATCTATAGGCGCGGTCCGGGGTGGGATAAAATCGGAATTTATTATTAAACATCAGGACAGATGTAGGCTGCCCTGTAACATATTGAATGAAGGAGGACTGAACAACTTGACCATTAGCTGGTGCTGCATTAAATGTAACAGAAATTGCGCCTGTTGTGTAGTCTACTGTTCCACTACCACCTGCATCTCCTGTTAATACCCCTGCACCGTCATCACTAAACACCTCTACTGTATCATCGACAATTACTGATCCCGCACGAATTGGTACGTTATTGGTATATGTATTGGAGAAGGCTGTTGTTGAACCATCTCCTGTCCACGTAGAAAAGCGCTGAACATTCTCAGGATTCTCCGTATCGAACTTGTCCGGCTCTTGATAAAAGAGTAGTGCCTGACGGTCCATGGTGGCCTCAGGCACAAAGTTGGTGTAGTCGCTAGGAAAATCGTAGTCTTGTGTATTTGCTGTGGTATTGAACTCGTGCTGAGTAAAATTCCGATTCAGCTTGACCTCAGCAGGAAATTCGAACTGAAAATACCTGTTAATGTACTCATCAACACTGGCATTGCTCATTTCGTTGACGG